CAACAATGCCAACGCTACATTGACCACACACGGTAATGGTGATTTAATTCTTTCTCCACATAACGGCGATGTTAAAATCAATGCAGGTAGTGGAACCACTGTGACCACCTTTACCACAGCCAGTATTGCTGTTACGGTCCCAATTGATCACAGTAATATTTGCAGAGAAACAGTAGTTAAAACAACTGGAATGAATACCGGCACTACTACCTATAATATCTTTACATATGATCCAACAGTTTATGGATCTGCTAAACTTGTTATTCAAGTTAAAGATGGTGGAGAACTACACAGTGTAGAAATGTTAGTGCTAAGTGATGGTACTGATGTTTATTCAACAGAATATGCTGCATTGGATACTGGAGGTATTCTTGGAACATTTAGTGCAGTTTATTCAAGTAGTTTAGTAAGAGTGCAATTTACAACTATCAGTGGCATTAGTAATGCACAAGCAGCAGTTAAAGCCACATTGATGGCCATATAAGTGGAAAAGGAAACTTAAATGACAAATTATAATCGAGCATTCAAGGTCAAGCACGGCCTAGAAGCAACAACAGCCACAGTGACAAAAATCATCTTAGATGCTACATTTACACTGGCCAGTGATGATGATAAACTTTCAATTGGTGTAGAAGTAGCAGGCCCTACTAAATTCTTAATGACATCAGAAAGTAGTTCATTGGCAGACCTAACAGGTAATGCTAGTATTGTAGACCAATCTGGTGTTGCTATATCAACCTCTACAGCATATTTTGGCAGTAAAAGTATTTTCTGGGAAACTAAAGGTGCTCAGATTAGATATAGCAGTAGTAGTTTTAATGTAGGCACAGGTGATTTTACTTGGGATGCTTGGGTTTATATGACTGATCCAAGTGCTCAGGCAAATCCAGGATACTATCAGACATTGGTAGTATTCAACTCTGATTATCAATTAGAAGTTCAATTACAGCCTGGCACAAGTGGTATGGGTATTTTCTTATTGGCTTCAATAGGTCAAGACGGATTCCATAATGGTGCAGCCACTTACGGAAGTTGGCATCATATTGCCATTATGAGAACAGGTGGGACTCTTTATGTTGGACTAAACGGAAGTTGGGAAACTAGAAGTGACTCAGGACTGAGTCTTGCCAGTCCAATGGAACTAGGCTATTGCCGCAGAGAAGGCGGTGGCAGTGTAAGTAATTTTGCTGGATACATGGATAACATTAGGTTCTCTGATTCAGCCATATTCTCAACTAGTAGTTTTACTCCTCCTGTAAGCGGCGATTATGCATTGACAACCACACTGGTATATAGTCCAATTATTACACAGGCTGATTTAACAGCAATGATGAAGATGCCTGTTAAAACAACATCAACATTGACAGCCATTACAGGGCAAGCAGGTTGGATGAGTGCTGTCAGCAACAGTGCTGGTGGTGGTAGTCCAAATGGTATGATGGCATTCTGGGATACAACAAATAGTCGTTGGAGTTATGTCCATGACAATAGTGCAGTATAATGTTGGCTTGGCAGCAATGGGACGATAGCATGGCAACACAAGCAGAACGAATCAGCGTATTAGAAACTAAAGTTGATAACTTAAAAGAAGATGTCCAGATTAATCACCAGGACATTAAAACACAACTGAAAACAATGTATGATGCCAGCTGTGCTCAACATGCTGAGTTGGCTAAGAAGTTATCAGAAGTAGAAAAGTTTAAAGACAAGTGGCTTTATCTAGTAATGGGTGGCATTGCCGTACTAGGTTGGGCCACCGGACATATTGACACTATTGCCAATTTTCTAAAATGAAGGTTCAATACCCGATAATTATTGGGTATGGACAAAACACTATTCACTGAAAAAATACGGGACTTGGGGCGATTCAAGCGAAAAACGGGCGGCTGGGGCAAAGAGAAAGGCGAGTGGGAGGATCTCAAGTTTGTGGTAAATGAGACTCCCACTTCCTGTCCGGATTGCAATAACTTAGAATTTTGGGCACGCATTACATCCAAAGGAGAACAATTAGGATGGGTCAGAAAATGCCTCGTTTGCAAGGAAAAAACACTGGTTAAAAGCATCTTTACTAAATAATCATGCGGGTAGGGACATTTCATAACGCCATTTGAAACTCCTTGATCGGATTACTTAACCCTACCTGCACTTTATTGTTAGCAGCATCTTCTTGTTTTTTGCGCGGCAATGTATTAAATCAATTACTCTAACAGTAAAGTCTGAAAACCCACAAACGCAATGTTTCGTGGGTTTTCTTTTGCTTGGCAAAAATACCGCTTTACATACCCCTTTTATTACTTTATTATAAATACATTGCCGCAATAAAAACAAGTTCAATCTTGTTCAGCAGCCAGTGTATATCTTCATCATGGACACCATTAAAGCAAATCATATAGCACAAGGTTGGCGGGCCGTTTGTAATACCGCTGGTGAATCCGTTCTGATGTGTGACGGTAGCCAAATCCGTTCGCTATAAACGGAGTTCAGTAGACTACCCTTGTGACGCAAGGATGCCTTAAATGCCCTGGAACCAATTGGATGCAGGTAACATTTCTACTGTCGGAATGGTTGGAAATCTTTGGAATACAGAGACATAGTCACTGTAACAATCCTTGTGATGATTACAAATAACGCCTGAGAAGTAATCTTAAAAATCGTGATAGGTTGGGTTAGGCACGAGCCCACAACAAGTGTCCAAAGTCAGTAAAATACCTATCTTGTGATCGACAACGGAGTTAACTCCAGGAAGTTTGTAGCATGTCCCCTAAACAGGGCGTGCTCTCTCTTCCTGGAGTTGTCGTATTTCATCAATTAACTTTACTTTATATTTTACTTCAATTAAAATAAAAAAAAGAAGTAATTACTATAAAAATAAAATACGAAATGAAATGAGTATTTTGTTTATGTAGTGATTAGAACTTAGTAAGCTCTTACAATACAATAACAAAGAAAGAAATAGATTATGAGTTTCGAAGATATATTAGATAGACATAGTGATCATACTGTAGTGATACTTTGGAGATTACATAAAAATAAATTAGATCCAGTTCCTGGATTGTATTGCAATGATTGTGCCAAATTGATTAAATGGCTTTCTCTGGATGAAGCAGAGGACTTGGTTAATTCAGGAGTAGAAGTTCTCGATATGATCCCAGAAGAAAGAACTATTTGGGATAGAAGAATATCTCTTTTAAAACGAACTAAAATTTAACCATTATCACTAGGTTTTTCCTATTCTAGTTAAATACTAGTCTAGGAGAAACCAAATGGCAAAAGTAGACTTCGTAAAATTAACATCCAATGATCTAGAAAGATCAATTGACCTATTACAGGTTGTGGTCAATTATAAAGCAAAAAGCCTAACCCCCGCTAACTGGGCAATATTCGAAAGTGAATATCTCCCCAAAGCAATCACCGCAATAAAAAATAACAGTTTTAAAGTTGCTGATCCAACTAATTCAATAGTCACTTGGTTGATTGATCAAGCCGTACATTCAAGATTGGTAGTAGATGGCATTGCTAAAAAAGATTGGATACCACTTATAGATATTGAGCGTTTCCAAAATACTTTAAGCATGTTGCGAGCAGCCAGCCGAGGTCATACATCATATCATACCTATGCTACCACTAACAACAAGTTCGGTGACCTGTTTCAGTAATAACAGGTGCTTAAAATTGCTTATATAAATACAACAAAGGAGAACAAAATGGCGAGAAAACAATTACCACCTTATTACTATCAGTACCGTTGGATGAGACAAGCAACACAATGTCCCAATCATGCAGACTATAAGAACTATGGCGCATCTGGCATTACGTGCTATTGGGGTCCTAGAACCTATGACGAATTTTATGCTTGGTTGATCAATACATTAGGTGAACGACCAAGTATTGAACATGTATTAGGGCGTAAAAATAAACAGGGCAACTACGAACCCGGCAATTTAGAATGGCAAACTGCACAGCAACGTAGTGATAAAAAAGTTAGACAAAACGTCTATATCACTTATAAGCGTAAAACTAAAACAATGAGCAATTGGGCACGTGAACTAGGTATCAATTATCATTGCCTTATTAGACGCTATCATGAAGGTTGGCCAATGAAAGATATTGTTAAGGAATATGCATAATGCCCGGTAGACTATTTCCAGGAGATCAGTTCTCTACAAAGCGTAGAACTGCATGGGCACGTTCTAGAGCACAGGCTGCATTTAGAGGTGAAGCATGGCGATTAACATTTGATGACTTTTGCACATTCTGGTCCACTGAGGAACGTTGGCATCAGAGAGGGCGTGATACAGACGCATTGGTACTAAGTCGCTTTGATTACGAAAAAGGCTGGACTAAGAAAAACTGCTGTATCATTACACGATACCAACACCTATGTGCCAGTCGAGCTCGTCGCTCAGGCAAAGATATGAATCAATTTTATGAAGGTGCATTGACATATGGACAATAATCCATTCGATGATATCTCAGATCCATTTGACCGTCTTGAAGAAATAGAGATAGTGCAAATGGGTCAAGGCATGGCTATGAGTGAAATGAGTAGACAAGTTATGGAACACAGTCAATTAGGTGTTAAAATAAGTCAGAGCTTAATAGAACTTGTTCGACACATTGATGTGTTAATGAGTAAAATTAGCGAACTTGAATATAGATTAGAACAATTGGAATCCAAATGAAAGCACAAAAACAAATAACCCCAGCATTATTAGTAAACCCTATCGAACCTAAAGTCTATCAAGTTGCCGTTAACCTAGGCAAAGATCGTTGGGCCGAATTAAACTTCAGTGAGCGCGATATGGCCACTGCTGAGTATAATCGTATTAAAGGTCAGAGCATCTATTGTGGTGTTTGGATCACAGAAATTCAACTAAAGGAAATTAAAAATGAAACTATGGCGTAAAACAGGATGGCGTAAATTAAGTGGCAGATTATATGGCACAGGTAGAGATACCGTGCGTAATAAAATCCCCAGCCCATTGATCTATGCATTGATTGCAAGAACACAACCTCAAATAATCAAGATGAATGAAACATATGCAGTTCATCCTATGAATGGTGTTCAACCTATTACAATGACATGATAGAAGATAGCGGCATTGATTGGGCATGGGTATGTGAAACCCATATGCATACCCAAAATATTCAACATACAGATCTCAAGCCGGGCGACTATCGTCATGATAACGTGCGTTTGGGATATTGGATTCGAACTCCAAGTACTACTGCAACTGTATTGGGACTAAAAGGATGCCGCTTTCTTCACCGCTTTGGACAAACTGAATGGTAATATTAACACATGAACAAATAGCAGCACTTGATGAAGCAGAGTGTAAACATGCATTAAAGAAGTTAACTCGAACTTATGCAATCGAAAAGCCAATTACTTCAGAGACTTGGGCACAAGTAGACGTCATAGCTAATACACTTCTTTGGTTAGAAGATCGAATTAAAAGTTTGGATATCAGTGAAAAACTCAGCAAAGCAAATGATGCACGTTGGGGGCGTGTGGCAGAATAACAACACTGAATAACCCTAGTGCTTGTAGGGGATTGACAAACTGGTAAAAATGCGTTATAATAACACATAGACAGCAAAAAGCACACCGCAAAATGAGTTGTTTATGAGGAGCACAAAATGGCTAACAAATACGACATTATGTCTTGGAAAGATGGCATTATTACTCACACTAAAAGAAAAGCAGATTGTTATAAACGATTAGAAGTCTTTCAAAAGCAAGGTAATGATGTAAAATGCGATCAAGTATATGCTTATATTGCTCACCATAATGAAATTATTGAAGCACTTAAATATGAACTTACTCGTGCTGGTGTTGTTGCGTAAAAACAACACACAATAACCCAGCGATTGACACGAGTGCCAGTTTCTGCTATAATATATATTTGTTCAACAGCGTTATACAGAAAAGCGCACATAATGAAACAACTTAATTTGCATTTTAGCAATAATAATGAGATTGAAGTTATTGTTGTCAATTTTGGATCTCAATATAAAATTGAAGGTATCAAAAATAATAATAACTTTATTTTTGTTGAAGGAGATAAAGTTTTTTACGAAAAAGTAAAAAGTTTTGCTGATCTTTCCAATCAATATGCTGACACAAGTTGGGATGTTATTGATTATGGATTTAATCTAAATCAATTTAATTTCTTCAAAAGTTTGGTAAAGGACGCAGAATGAAAAGTCACATGCATATAGTAATTGTCGCCGCACTTGCCCTAACTGGTTGTGCGTCAGGTGGTAGTTCTTATACGGGCAGATCCTCTGATACCCAATATGTCCGTGATACTAATGGACAGACTGTGTATCGAATTCAAGAGGGCAGTGTATTCAAACCCAATGGTGAACGTGTGGCAAGGATTGACTCAAGTGGCAACATATTCACAACCACTGGCACACGAGTGGGTAGAATATCTAAAAAGTAATTTGGTTAAATTTCCATTAGGCAAAAAGAGTATTCTCAGTTATACTATTATTACTGCGAAGGAAAAGCAGTTTAACTTAAAGGAAAATAAAATGTTAGAAGAAAAATTAGTAGAAATAGTAAATGCAATTGATAATTTGACTGACAATGACACCACAATTGAGTTCAATGTAGAAACACATAATTTGATTAGTTGGTTAGGTGAAAGTTTAGATAGTATTGCTAATACATTAAAAAAGATTGAAGCTAAAATGAAATAAGGAGTATGGGCAGGCAACTGCCCTACTTCTGAACAGTTTTCTCTTGTTAAGTTATTGCCCTCTTTCCTTCGCGGTGTAATAATAATAAGAAATTAGAAACCCCTTATTGCACTTGCAGTAGGGGGCTTTCTTTTGACAATCGTTCGCGCACTGATGCCGTATAACAATTATACAATAGATTAGTCATATTACCTAATGGTTATTTTACCATTTAAGTAAATACTGGTATGCAAGATAATGATATTCCCACCTCTGGCAAGCGAGGACCAAAACCTAAACAACTACAAGAAAAGATTGTATTAGGTCTCCCTGTTGGACGCGATAAGAAAGTAGTCCCACCTGAAGAAGTTTATAAACTAGCAGCCTTAGGTTGTAAGAATATTGAAATTGCAGACTGGTTTGGTGTTACTGAAGATGCCATCAGTAGAAACTTCGCCGCAGAACTGACAAAAGCTCGTGTAGCAGTTAAGATTAGTCTTAGACGTGCTATGTTGAATAACGCATGTCAGAATAACAATGCAGCACTACAGATTTTCCTAGCTAAAAACTTCTTAGGCATGAGCGACAATCCTGTTGACAGTGAAGCTAACACTCCTCTACCATGGAGTGATGATGAGTGAGATTAAATCTAATCCTCAACTGTTTAACATATTGAAACATAAGAATATAGTTAAAGTGAGATCTAAAACTCCTGGCTATTCCTTATGCTTGTATCAGTGGGATTATGCTAATGAAAATTATCAAGTATATTCAGCTGATTACTTCGATACACTTGAAGCAGCTCAAGATGAAGAACAGCGTTATATAAACTTATTCGCCAATGCCACTGAGTAATCCACAGCAGACTATTGTAGATGCATCACAGCGTTTCAAGGTTGTTATAGCCGGTCGACGCTTTGGCAAAACACACTTGTCAGTTAGAGAACTGTGCAAGGCAGCACGTCTACCTGATAAGGAAGTGTGGTACGTAGCCCCTACATACAAACAAGCTAAGATGATTGTGTTCAAGAAGTTGCGTAAGAAATTACAAGACCTACGTTGGGTCAGTAAGATCAACGAAACCAACATGAGCTTTGAATTAAAGAATGGCAGCACAATCAGTCTTAAAGGTGCAGACAACTACGATAGTTTGCGTGGTGTGGGACTTGACTTTTTAGTCATGGACGAGTTTGCAGATATTGATGAAGCTGCATGGACTGAAACATTGCGTCCCACATTGGCAGACAAGATGGGGTCAGCACTGTTCATTGGCACACCTAAGGGCATGAACTGGGCTAAAGACTTATATGATTTGGCTGATGAATTTCCTGAAGAATGGGCCAGCTTTCAATATACTACAGAGCAAGGTGGCAATGTTTCCATTACGGAAATTGAAGCAGCACGCCGCAGTCTAGATGAGCGCACATTCAATCAAGAGTTTCGTGCCACCTTTGAAACATTCTCAGGACGTATATTCTACGCATTTGATCGCAAAGTAAATGTTAAACCTTACACTGATCCATTGCCTAAGGAACTGCATTTGGGTTTAGATTTTAACATAGATCCGATGTCAGCAACCATTGCAGTTAAGACTGGAAACATTTTGCATGTGTTTGATGAGTTTAAGATATTTGGATCAAACACTGAAGAGCTAGTAGAAGAAGTTAAGACACGCTATCCAGGACACACCATCATAGCCTATCCTGACCCAGCAGGCTCCCAGCGTAAGACTAGTGCAGGTGGCAAGACTGATCACACCATACTTCGCAATGCTGGCTTTACAGTAAAAGCACCACACAGCCACAATGCAGTCAGAGATGGAATCAACGCAGTAAACGCTAAACTACGCAGTTCCAGCGGTGTTACTACATTGTTCTTTGACCCCAAAGTTAAATATAGCATCGAGTGTCTGGAGAAGCAAACCTATAAAGAGGGAACAAGTATCCCAGACAAAGACTCAGGCTTCGATCATATGAACGATGCTCTTAGATATATGGTGGATTACTTGTTCCCCATTAGACAACCAACTACCCCTATTGCGATTAGACAGTGGGGACATAAAATAGGATAATACAATGGCCAATCAGACCTTACTTGACGACTACACCGCCCTTGCTTCAACGCATTGGCTTTACATGAGAAACCGTGATCGTTGGCAGTTTCTTTATGAATCATATGCAGGCGGCGAAGAATATCGTAGAAGCGGATATTTGACAAAGTATGTATTAGAAACTGGTAATGAATATCAAGCTCGCTTAAACAATACTCCATTAGACAATCACTGCCAATCAGTTATTTCAACTTACATTAGTTTTATGTTTAGAGAAAGCCCTGAACGTGAATTTAAAGATTGGCAAGATCAACCTGATGTAGAAAATTTCTTAAAAGACTGTGATATGGAAGGACGCAGTTTAGATGCTTTCATGAAGCAAACTAGTATTTGGTCTTCAGTATTTGGACATTCTTGGATCATTATGACCAAGCCCTATATTGGTCAACAAACAGCAGCAGATGAATTAGTCATGGGTGTTCGCCCTTATGTTAATTTGTTAACCCCACTTGTTGTATCGGACTGGACTTGGGAGCGTCAACCTAATGGACGTTATGAATTAAGTTATTTTAAGTATGTTGAAGAAGTTGTTGATGGTATAACAGTTGTTAAAGAATGGACTCGAGAGACAATCAAGACTTGGATGATGGATGATGTCAAGAAAGAAGCATACTTGCGTGATGAAGAATTGAATATGTTGGGCAAGATTCCCGCTATTCTAGTTTACAATCAACGTGGTATTACTAAAGACATTGGTGTTAGCGACATTGCTGACATCAGCGATGTGCAACGACAGATCTATAATTTAACTTCAGAGAATGAACAAGCTATTCGCTTAGACGGTCACCCTAGTCTTGTTGTTCCACCTACTGCACAATTAGGTAGCGGTGCTGGTGCAATTATTCAACTGCAAGAAGGCA